TATCAAGAGGCAATAAAAAATGGAATGTCAATATCCACATCAGGTTCCTATATTTATAATAATAAAAATTAATTTAATATTTATAACAAAAATTAAGTATGGCTAATATCCCCATATATGATGGTAGTCCTGTTTGGTCCTCGGGTTTAACACCTTTTGGATTTTATGATAGTGAACCTCAATTCCAAACCGATGCTGTTAAAGTAGCAAAATTTTGTGCCCAACGTTTAGGGTATCCTTTAACTGATGTAGAACTCCAAGACATGAGTTTCTTCACGGCATTTGAAGAAGCAGTTACTATTTATGGTAATGAATTATATGCTCATATCATTAGAGATAACCAATTATCTTTAGAAGGATTATCAACTGGTAGTAATTTAAACACAAGTACTATCTCCCCAAGCTTTGAACCTATTGTAAGATTAACAGAACAGTATGGTGCTGAAGCAGGGAGTGGAGGAAATGTACCTCATTACACTGGTTCATTTATAATGACAGGAAGCCAACAAGATTATGATTTAGCTCAATGGGCAGTAGATAATGATATTACTAGTAGCATTGAAATTAAAAAAGTATTTTATCAAGCATCTCCTGCAATTACAAGGTATTATGATCCTTATGTAGGAACAGGGTTTGGATCACAAAATATGTTTGATAGTTTTGGGTTTGGAAGCATGAGCCCTGCTATTAACTTCTTAATGATGCCCCTAAATTTTGATTTAGCGGCAATTCAAGCAATCGAATTAAACGACCAGGTACGTAGATCTCAATATAGTTTTGAATTAAAAAACAATAAACTAAGAATATTTCCAATCCCAGCTTCGGGAGGTGGTAATTATTGGTTTGAATATATTTTAAGAGAAGAAAGAATACAAAGTGGTATTACAGACACTCCTGGAAATGTCACCAATGTATCTAATGCCCCTTATAATAACCCAACATATGCTAGTATTAACAGTGTAGGAAGACAATGGATATTTGAGTATACTTTAGCATTAGCTAAAGAGATGTTAGGATATGTAAGAGGAAAATATGGTACTATACCTATTCCTAATGCTGATGTAACCTTAAACCAATCAGATTTAATTGCGGCAGCTACAGCAGAAAAAACTGCTTTAGTAGAAAAATTAAGAGGATACTTTGATCAAACTTCCCGTAAATCTTTACTAGAAAGAAGATCACAAGAAGCAGAATTTAAACAAACGGAACTACAACAAGTACCGTATACAATATATGTAGGATAATATGGCAATGTTTGGTCGTTCACGTGATGTGAGTTTAATAAGAGGATTAAATAGAGAGTTATTACATGATATTATAACTCAACAAGCCGCTATTTATAAATTTAAACTAGAAGAAACTGGTGTAAATATTTATGGTGAAGCTGCTGGAGAAAAATATTATGATGGTCCTTTTTTATTTAACTGTTTAATTAATAGAGAAGATCAACAATATACTGAAACCGATGAAGGAGTTGGATTTGGACAAGGAATTGAATTTGCCTTCTTTAGAGATGATTTAGTAGATGCTAATGTAGTCCCTGAAGTAGGAGATATTGTTTTATACCAAAAAAATTATTATGGGGTAGATTCTACAATATCAAATGAATATTTTGTAGGTAAAAACCCAGACTATCCTAATAATAGCTCTGATGGAACACCCAACCCATTAAATCCAGGGTTAGAAAATTTTGGTACTAACTTATCTATTATAATTAAAACTCATAAAATACCAAATGATAAAGTAGCGATTTCACCATATAAAGAAAGATTTTAATGCCTAACTTTAAACCATATCCAAAAAAACAAGTAGAGATTAGTAAAGGATTGCAAACAGCATTTGATACTAAAAGGGGAAATCCTAATAAAGAAATAAACCCTAATAAATCTCAAACGGGAATTGAGTTCAATAGATCAGCTAAAATAAGTCAAAAAGGTGAAACATCAAAAACTTATTCTGTAGGTATTAAAGATATTGATGAAGCTGTTTTTTATTATTTTAATAATGTAATTCAACCTTTTGTATTCCAAAATGGAGAAAGAAGAGCAGTACCCATAATATATGGTAATCCTGAAAGGTGGAAATCATATCAAAGGGATGGTTATTATAGAGATAAAGGTGGGTCTGTAATGTTACCTATTATAGTAATTAAAAGGAATACTATTGCAAAAGATAGAAGTACATACAATAAATTAGATTCTAATTCCCCTAATTTATATGGTACCTTCCAAAAGGATTTCAACCCAAAAAATATATATAATAATTTTAATTTACTAAATAATAGAGTTCCTACTAAACAATTTAATACTGTAGTAGTCCCTGATTATCTAGATATTACATATAGTTGTATTGTTCAAACTTATTATATGGAACAACTAAATAAAATAATTGAATCAGTAGAATACGCTTCAGATTCATATTGGGGTAACCCTGAAAGATTTAAATTTAATGCTAGAGTAAATTCCTTTTCTACTGCTGCTGAAATTACTGCAGGTCAGGATAGATTAGTTAAAAGTAATTTTGATATTAACTTAAGGGGTTATATCGTACCCGATGTAATGCAAAAAGATTTAAATGCAATTAAAAAATTAAATTCTAAATCTAAAATTACAATTTCAACAGAAACTACAGGAAATATTAATGATATTCCGTGATAATTTAAATTAAAGTTTTTATATTATAGTTTAATGAAAGTTTTATTTATAGCACCACATTTAAGTACAGGGGGAATGCCAGCATTCCTACTAAAACGTATTCAAGCACTACAGCAATATACGGATTGGGAGATCCATGTTATAGAATGGAAAAACCTAAGCCCCGACTATATTGTCCAAAAAACACAAATCCAAAAATTAGTAGGAGATAACTTTACTTCCTATAATGGGGATTTAGAACAACAAAAAGGTATTGTAGATTATTGTAAAAAAAATAAAATAGATATAATTCATATTGAAGAGATCCCAGAAGGGTTTGACGGTGGAAATGAATTTAATATTGATATTCAAAAAGAATTATATAAGAAAAAACATCCGTGGAAAGTAGTTGAGACTTGTCACAATATTTTCTTTAATCCTGATGAAAGTAAAGTTTATGAACCTGATGGGTATGCATGCGTAACGCCTCATCATATTGATACAACTTTTAAAAATAAAAAAACACCAAAGTCACTAATAACTTTCCCAATTGACCCATCTATCTCTCCTTATGAATCTAAAGAAGAAATATTATCATCTAGAGGATGGTTAACTAAAGGTGAATTCCATATTGTAAACGTAGGACTATGGACTCCAGGTAAAAATCAGGGGTATGCTGTAAAATTAGCCAAACAATTATGGGAAAAATATCGTTGGACTTATATTTTTCATTTTGTAGGAAATCAAGCACCTAACTTCTCTCATTATTGGGAACCTATAATGGAGGAAGGTTTACCCCCTAATGTGTTTATTCATGGTGAACAAGCAGATACTGATTATTATATGAAAATGTCAGATTTAATGTTATTTACTTCAACTTGGGAATGTAATCCTATTGTTTTAAAAGAAGCTATTTCTAATAATATTAAAATAATGGCTTTTGATTTAGACCATTATGGAGAAGAATATGTCCCATTTATTATCCCATTAACAGGAAACCAAAATACCGATTACACCAATTTAATAGATACCATCCATTCCCCACTTAAATATAATGACTATGATATTGGAAACAATGTTCGTAATTTTGCTAAAAACCATATTAATTTTTATAATTCTTTATTAGATGAAAAATAAAATAGAGATTTCTTTTAACTATGGCCCTAAAGTTGAAGTAATAGGAAATAAAAAAAAAGATTATTTTGTAGAATTTATTAATTCTGAAAGTAATAAAGTAGAATTTTCCTCTACTATAGAAAATAATATGTGGACTAAATGTTCTAAAAGATGGTATATTCCTTGGGATATTAAAGTTAATGGTAAAATTGTACATAAGTGGGATATAAAAGATAAACATATTAAAATTGTATTAGATTCTAAATCTATAGGAGATACACTAGCATGGGCCCCCCAAGCAGTTGAATTTGCCCGAAGGTATAATTGTAAAGTTACTCTATCTACCTTTCATAATTCTTGGTTTAAAAATCTTTCAAATTATAAAAACATTAACTTTGTAGAACCTAATACAAATGGAAAATATTATGCTTGCTATCAAATAGGATGGTATATCCTAGATGATAAATGGGATGAAGGAAACTATCACCCGACTAAACCAAATACAATTCCTTTAATCCAGACTGCTACTGATATTTTAAATATACCTTATAAAGAAGTAAATTATGGTGTTGATTTTACCCCTGGTAAAAAACCTATTAAATCTAAATACATATGTATCGCTCCCCATTCCACATCAGGTTTAAAAGAATGGCCATACAACTATTGGGAAGAATTAGCTAGAATGTTAAATAATAAAGGATATAAAGTAGTAGATATATCTTATGAGGACCATAATAAAAAAAACATAATAAATAAACCTAAATTATCGTGGAATAATACCTTTAATTATTTATACCATGCAGAATATTTTATAGGGTTAGGTTCAGGTATATCTTGGTTTAATTGGGCTATGAATAAACCTACTTTAATGGTAAATAATTTTTTACCTTATGGGTATGAATTTACTCAGGGTCTAACTAAAGTAGAAAATTATTCTGTATGTAACAATTGTTGGGTAAACAGTAATTACCAATTTGATAGGGGAAATTGGGAGTGGTGTCCTAAAAACGAAAATACCCCACTCCAACATATTTGCCAAAAATCTATCACACCTCAAAAAGTTTTTAATATTTTATCGAATCTATTAAAATTTAAATAAACTTATATATATTTATTATAAAATAAAAATAAATGAAGTTATCTAAAGAAGAGTTGCAAGAATTAAAATCTAATCAACAGGCAAGTAATGATGTTATTTTTACCCTTGGAGAATTAGAATTACAAAAAACAAGTCTAATTGATCGTTATAGAGAACTAGCATTATCACAAAGTGAATTAGGCGATCAATTATCTAAAAAGTATGGAGATGGTAAAATAAATTTAAACACTGGAGAAGTTACTTCAACAGATTTTGAAACTTCACCTAATTTAATTCCTTCTTAGTTCTTTAAAAAATTTTTTAATATTTATAACAAAATAAAATTAAATTAAACATATAAAATGGCAGAAACATTAATTTCACCTGGCGTATTGGCTCGAGAAAACGACCAATCTTTTATTCAAGGCCAACCCGTAGAAGCAGGAGCTGCTATCCTAGGACCAGCTGCTAAAGGCCCTGTAGGCATTCCTACATTGGTAACTTCGTTTAGTGAATATCAAGCAGTTTTTGGTGGAGCCATCACAAGTGGCTCTTCAGAATATACTTACTTGACTTCAATTTCAGCTAATAACTATTTTTCCCAAGGAGGAGATTCGTTATTAGTAACTAGAGTAAAATCTGGATCATTTAGTGGTGCAACTTCTCATAAAATATATAATAATGCTGAGAGTGGTGTAATAGATACTGATTCCATCTTAACTTTATCCTCAGGAGGTGAAGGGGGTACCCCAGGTACCTATGAAGTTATAGCAACAGGATCATTAAACGGAACAGACGCTACATTAAGTATTACAACTGATACTAGTAATGGAAAATTATTAACTAGCTCTGCCTATATTGATAATATTGTTCAAAACACTACAGATGCTGTTGGTGGTTTTACCGGAAATTTTGGTCCTATCTCAAATATAACTTCCTCAAATGGTAGTGGAGCAGAATTTACTATAGATGTTACTTCTGGTGTAGTTGACGCAATTAATTGTACAACAACAGGTAGTGGGTACATTGCTGGAGAAACTATTACTATACCAACAGAAGCTATAGGTTCTACGGATGCTTTAATCTTTACTGTTGAAGCCGCTAATTTATTTACAGAAGTTTCATCTACTACAATAACTAATGGTGGAAATAATTTTGCAGTTGGCGAAGAATTATCAGTAAATGGAGCCTCAGTAGGAAATTCGTCGGGATTAAGATACGCGGCATTAGGAGCTGGAGATGTTATTAATGGAATTCCTTTTCAATTAACTACCCTATCTGAAGGTGAAATCATGAATAATTCAGGTTCAGAAGTAGGAAATGGAGCCTTAGCTAATGGGTCAAGTGATAATGTAAGATGGGAAATTGTTTCTAGCAATACAGGATCAGGAACATTTAGTTTATTAGTACGTAGAGGTAATGACAGCCATAGAAACAAATCAATTTTAGAATCTTGGACTAACTTATCGTTAGATCCAAAATCCCCAAATTATATAGAAAAAGTAATTGGTAATACAAGCTATTCAGTAGAAGTAGATGGTTTAGATTCATATGTACGTTCCCAAGGCGAATATAATAATAAAAGTAAATATGTAAGAGTATCTACTGTAAATTATAAAACCCCAGACTATTTTGACAATGCGGGGAATGCAAAATCTGAATTTACTTCAAGTTTACCTTTAATTTCCTCAGGATCATTTACTGGTGCTGAAGGTAAATTATTTGGTTCTAACGCTAAATTTTACGATCAAATTGATAGTAATATCCAAGGTTTAGGACAATTAGATTATACATCCTCTATCCAATTATTAAATAATAAGGATGATTATAAATTTAATTTACTAACAGCCCCAGGATTAAACCATTCAGATCATGCTACTGCAACTACTCTATTAGTCAGTACAGCAGATGCCCGTCAAGATTGTATAGCTGTTATTGATTTAGATGGATATGGAACTAATATAGGTACTATGATTGATAATGCTACGTCATTTGATAGTTCATATGCTGCTACTTATTGGCCATGGTTACAAACAATTGATCCAAATACAGGACAAGTTGTTTGGGTACCTGCTTCAACTATGATTCCTGGAGTATATGCATTTACAGACGCTTCAAGTGACGCATGGTTTGCACCTGCGGGATTAACAAGAGGAGCTCTTGGAAATGTAACAAAAGCAGAAAGAAAATTAACTACTACAAATAGAGATTCATTATACGAAGCTAATATTAACCCAATTGCTACATTCCCAGGAACTGGAGTTGTTGTATTTGGTCAGAAAACACTACAGAAAAGAGCTAGTGCATTAGATCGTGTAAATGTGCGTAGATTATTAATTCAACTTAAGAGCTTTATTTCTCAAGTAGCTGATAATTTAGTATTTGAACAAAATACAATTGCTACAAGAAATATATTCTTAGGTCAAGTTAATCCGTACTTAGAATCAGTACAACAAAGACAAGGATTGTACGCGTTTAAAGTAGTAATGGATGATACTAATAATACTCCAGATGTAATTGATAGAAATCAACTAGTAGGACAAATTTATTTACAACCAACTAGAACAGCAGAATTTATTATGCTAGATTTTAATGTATTACCAACAGGAGCAGTATTTCCTGAATAAAAACACAAAAATAGAATATTTATAATAAAATAAAAATATAAAATGGCAGTATTAGATCCTAACGAAATATTTTACACGGCATTTGAGCCAAAACAAAAGAATAGATTTATTCTTTATATTGATGGATTTCCTTCGTACATTATGAAGGGTGTCGGAGCCGTAACTGTATCACAAGGAACAGTACCTTTAAATCATATTAACGTTCAACGTTTTGTAAAAGGTAAAACAACTTGGGGTACTATCCAATTCACATTATTTGATCCTATTACTCCTTCTGGTGCTCAAGCAGTAATGGAATGGGTACGTTTACACCACGAATCAGTAACTGGTCGTGATGGTTATAGTGATTTCTACAAGAAAGACTTAACTGTAAATGTATTAGGACCTGTAGGGGATATTGTATCAGAATGGATTATAAAAGGTGCTTTAATTACAGAAGCTTCATTTGGAGATTTCAATTGGGATACTGAAAACGCTGCTCAAGAACTTACAATGACAGTTCAACCAGATTACTGTGTATTGAATTTCTAAAAATTTACCCAACCCTCATACCTCAAAAAATTGCTTGGCTTCGGTCAAGCTTTTTTTTATATTGAACGTCAATACTAAAAGGAATAGTTCTTTGACATTTAAAAATAATAAGATATGGAAAATTTAGAATTTGTTTTAGGTGTCCTATCCACAGTAGGTGTATTCTTAGTAGGGTATGCTTCGATAGGAGTGTTTAAGGTGAAAACCAAAGTTAGAGATGTTAACCAATCTGTAGATAATGCTTATTTAGCTATGGATGAAATCGGTAAAGATTTTAATAATAATATTAATGATTTACGATTAGATTACCAAAATCAAATTGATGAAATTTATAGGCAAATAGATTCAAGATTTGATAAATTTGAAAATAAAATAAATAAATAATTACTAACCCGTTTTAAGAACTTTCCTTTTTAGTATTTATTAACGATAAAAAAGTTTTAATTAAATAAAGATTATGGCCGAATTTAAATTCCCAACCGAAGAAGTTGAGTTACCATCTAAAGGATTAGTTTATCCTGAAGATAATCCCCTTTCAAGCGGTAAAGTAGAAATTAAATATATGACTGCTAAGGAAGAAGATATACTTTCAAACCAATCATACATCCAAAAAGGTACAGTATTAGACAAATTATTAGAATCTGTTGTTGTATCTTCTGATGTTAAAATAAAAGATTTAATTATTGGAGATAAAAATGCATTATTAATTGCTACTCGTATTCTAGGGTATGGAAAAGAATATAAGTTTAATTATGGTAAAGAATTAAGAACTGTTGATTTAACTGAGATAGAAAATAAAGAATTTGATACCAACTTAATTAATAAAGGAGAAAATTCATTCCCTTTTGAATTGCCCCATAGTGGTAATAATATAACTTTTAGAATATTAACAGGTCATGAAGAATCTAAAATTGAAAAAGAATTAGCAGGCCTTAAAAAAATTAATAAAGAACCTTCAGAATTAACTACTAGATTAAAATATATTATTACATCAGTAGGTGGAGATAATGATTCTAAAACAATTAGAGAATTTGTTGATAATTATTTATTAGCAAGAGATTCTAGATCTTTAAGAGAATATATTAGACAAGTTCAACCTGATGTTAATCTTAACTACCAGTTTGAAGATGGAGAGGAGGTAGTTATCCCAATAGGGATAGGCTTTTTTTGGCCTGACTTCTGATAGCGCTCCTTCATTAAGAAGAAATTTATTTAAACAAATACATGAAATAGTCTTCCATGGTAAAGGTGGATATGACTATGACACAATTTACCATATGCCTATATGGTTAAGGAAGTTTACTTTTTCTGAAATAGATAAATTCTATACTAAAGAAAAAGAAACTATTGAAAACAAAAATACTTCAGGAAGTAAAAATCTTATTAACCCTGATGGTACAGTTAATACCCCTGAATTTATGAAAGCTTCTCAAGACTACAAGGGTAAAACAAGTTATAAGTAGCAATATTTATAACATATAGTTTACTATGGATGAAATTAATAAGTTAAATGAGGACATTGCCAAATTAAGAAGGCAATTAGGGCAAAGCCCTATTAAACTTTTTCAAGAAAATGAAATTGAAGAAGCTAAGTTAGCTTTATCTGGATTAAAAGCAGAAATTAAGGAAATCCAAAATGATGCTGTAAATCTAGCAGGTGCATTTCGCGAAACTGTTAATGAAATAAGAAATCAAGGTAGTGCATTAAAAGATAGCACTAAAACTCTTAGGGGATTACAAAGTATATCTCAAAAAATCAAATATGATCAAGAAGGTATAGGTAAACTTTCCATAAAAGAATTACAAACACTAAAAAAACAAGCAGAACAAAGAAAATCTGACCTTAAAGAAAATTTAGATCAACTTACTAGAAGAAGACAAGAATTAGAGTCTGGAATAAGCTTAAATAAAAAGGCAACAACTGAATTAAAAAGTATAAGAGCCGCAGAAGCATCTATTAAAAATGAATTAGAAGGCACAATTGAGGGAAGAAAAAAAGAATTAGGATTAGTAGATAGTCTTAATATTGCTATTGATGAAAGGATAGAAAGAGAAAAAAATATCCAAAATAGTCTAGGAATTTCAGGTGGAATTCTTAAGAGCATTGAGGGAGCCATGAATAAAATAGGTCTTGGTGCTTTATCTCAAGCTATAGGATTTAATGATATAAATAAAGAACTTCAAGAATACGCTGAAGAATTAGAAGATTCAGAAGAAGGACTTGATGCGAACACAAAACAGTCTTTAGTACTAGGTAAAGGGTTTGAACTTGTTGGAGATAAAGTTAAAAAAGCTTTAAGTGATCCTATGGTTGTTATAGCTATTGGATTAAAGGCTATAGGTGCTTTAACTTCTGCACTTTCAAAAGGATTTGCTAGAAGCCAAGAAAATACGGGGGCATTAGCTAAAAACTTAAATATATCTAATAAAGAAGCAATGCAATTAAGTAGAGGGATGTCTGCTGCTTCTTTTGGTTCAGATGCTTTATTTTTATCAAGTAAAGGATTAACAGAAACCCTAGTTGAAATTAATAAAGAATTAGGAACAAGTATACAATTTTCAACCCAACAATTAGCTACCTTTACTAAACTAAGAGAAACAGCTGGATTGACTAATGAAGAGTTAATGGGTATTCAAAAACTTTCTCTTGCTAATGGTCAATCTTTTGATGCTAATGCTGATAGTTTATTAAATCAAGTTTCAGCTTTAAATAGAGCTAGTGGAATTTATATAAACGAAAAACAAGTATTAAAAGAAATCTCATCCCTTTCAGCTGCTACTCAATTATCATTAGGTAAAAATCCAAAAGCATTAGCTGAAGCTGTTACTGTAGCTAAAGCTTTAGGTATGGAAATGTCTAAAGTTGAAAGCATTGCTGATAGTTTATTAGATTTTGAATCATCAATTAGTAATGAATTACAAGCAGAATTATTAATTGGTAGAGATATTAATTTAGAAAAAGCAAGACAAGCTGCCTTAAATAATGATTTGGCTACTTTAGCTAAAGAAATAGCGGATCAAGCTGGAACTGCTGCTGAATTTTCTCAAATGAACAGAATCCAACAAGATGCTATTGCTAACTCTGTTGGAATGGGTAGAGAGGAATTAGCTCAAACTTTATTTGTACAAGAACAATTAGCAGGAGCTAGTGGAGAAGAAGCAGAAAGAAGACAAAAAGTATTAGATGCTAGAATAGAAGAAGTTGGATTGGCACAAGCCCAAAGGGAATTAGAAGAGGGAGGTTTAGAAAATATGTTAAATCAAGCCACTGCTACAGAAAAAATGCAAGCTTCTCTAGGGAAAATTAATGAATTATTTACAGCTTTAGGAGCAATGTTTGCACCTATAGTAGATATGTTTGCTAGTATTGCTGGGTTTATAGCAGAATCTCGAACTGCTATGGTACTTTTTAGTGCAGCTATTGGAGCTGCAGTTACAGTATTAGGTGCTTTAGCCATAAAATCATTAATTGCTGCTGCTAGTCAAATTATGTTTTCTTTTTCCCAACTTCCTTTCGGTATAGGTATTCCACTAGGTCTTGCTGCTATTGGAGCTTTAGGGGGAGTAATATCAAGTCTAACTGCAACATCAAAAGCAGATGATATCCTTTCAGAAGGAGGAAGTGGAAGTGGTTACGGTAAAAGAATGTTATTAGCCCCTGAAGGTGCTTTTGCTCTAAATAATAAAGATACTGTTATAGCAGGAACTAATTTATTTAGAGGAGATGATGTTATATCAGCAGGAGCGGGACAAGTTAATGTATCCTCACAAGGCAATAAAACAGGTGAAAAAACTAATATGTTATTAGAAAAATTAATTGGTCAAAATGCTAAAAAACCAGAAATATCTCCTGTGGGTTTATACGAAATTGCTTAATCTAATATTTATAACAAAATAAAATTATGGGACTATTAAATAAATTACAATCTATAGGTTCAGTATTATCAAGAGGTAATGGTTCAACTCCATCTACTCCTGATTTTGCTGCTTCTAAATTACACAGAAATTATTCAATTACGGGTACACCTAACATTCAAGGTAAACCTGCTGAATCAGAATTAGATTTGGATGGAGAAACTCCCTCTAAATATATGGATAATTTACCTGAATAAATCTTTTATAAATGGGATTAGTTGATTTAAGAACAAACTTAAAATCCCTACGATACGGAAAAGATAAAATTGGAGGGGGGTCTAGTAACCAACCATATATCAAAACAGATATACCTGATAGCTTTTCAGACGTAGGACAAACTGGGGGACCAGATGTTATTTTACGAGGTGGAACTTTAGTACCTGGTAGAGCGGCTAGGGATGTTTCTAGATTAGCTCAAATGTTTTTTGATTTTAAATCAATTGGAGGTCCATTATTTATAGCTAAACAAAATTTATTATCTCGTACTTCTGTTGCTATAAATGCTTCTAATGCTGAAGGTAATCAAGGTAAAATATTAAATGACGGTATATATTTACCTACTTCTACTTTATTGCAAGCTGGTGGAAACGCTATAGGCCTGCATTTAAATAAACAAGGACTTAATCCTTTTATTTTTGACAAAGAAAATATTGGATATAATAAGATAATGAAACCTTTTATTTCAACTAATGAAAAAAAGGAATATGGTAGGTTAGTAGAACTTACAAATGAAAAATTATCTTTAACTTCTACTCAATCCCAAAACCTATTTAAATATTCAGGGGGTCCTAATTCTGTATTAGGGATAGGTAAAACCAAAATTAGAAGATTTTCAAACACCACAGAAGATAGAAATTATACTGTAGGTAAGTTTTCTTTTAATAAACCCGCAGAAAATGTTCCTAGTGACTTAATTCCTAGAGATCCTAATCTTGCAGAATTATCATCAGGAGGAGACGTAAATACCACCCCCATAAAAGGATTTTACAAACCAAGTAAATATGTAAATTTAAGAGATGGAAAGTTATTAATTCCTATAGATCATCAAAAGTTTTTAGGGGTATCACCTCTTTATGCTTCTTTATTTCCTGAATCCCAAGGAAAATTAAAAGAAGGGTGGGTTCAAAATAATGTAGGAAATGGTTTAGAAGACAAATATAGACCAAATAGATATAATAAACCCTCACAGGAAAACCCAACTATTCAAGAAGATTTTAGAACTAAAAGTGATGATCCTAAAACTTCTTCCTTTAGATTAGATTATAGTGGGGGAGATGCTAAAAATATAGAACAAAGAGTCGGTTTAGGAAATCCTGGTAAGAAAAAAACTAGAGAAGAATTAGCTAATTACCAAAAAGGTTTAGGAGAATTAGATAAAGTTAACTCATTAAGACTATACAAATCAGAAACAGTTACTTCTAACCCCGAAAAAAACGATTTAGTCAAATTTAGAATTGGAATTATTCAAAATGATGACCCATCAGAAAAGGTATTTATACATTTTAGAGCGTTTTTAGATTCTATGTCTGATGATTATAGCGCAGATTGGACATCTGATAAATTAATGGGTAGAGGAGAAAATTTTTATAGATATAATGGGTTTGATAGAAAAATTTCATTAGGTTGGACAGTAGTAGCTCAATCTAAAGATGAATTAATTCCAATGTATCAAAAATTAAATTATTTAGCTTCAACTTTAGCCCCTGATTATTCTAAAAATATAGGGTACATGAGAGGAAATCTAGCAACTCTAACAGTTGGTGGGTATTTATATGAACAACCTGGAATTATTACAGGTTTATCTTATAGTGTTCCTGAAGAATCACCTTGGGAAATAGGTATACCAGCAAAAGGTGGAGCAGATCCAGACAACCCAGAATTTAAATCCGATAAATCAGTAAAAGAAATGCCCCATATGATTAAAGTATCTGGGTTTAACTTTATACCAATTCACGAATTTGTCCCAAGAACACAACAGAATAGATATCTTGGAAAAGATGGAAGTTTAAGTAAATTTGGTAAAGAAAGATATATATCTTTAAATAATGGGTATAATAATAATTATGATGGTGTAAATTATATTAAATAATGAGAAGATACCAAGACATAAAAATATTAAATAATCTTAAGGGAAAAAGATATTATGGTACTACTAAATACCCTGAAATACCTATATCCTTTGAAGATATTTATGTTTATACCACACAAGGAGATAGATTTGATTTATTAGCCCAACAGTATTATAGTGATTCGTCTTTATGGTGGATAATTTCTTCAGCAAATAGTGCCCTACCACAAAATTCTTACTATATTCCAGAAGGCCAACAAATTAGAATACCTCAAAATATATCTGGGGTATTATCCCAATTTAAAGCCTTAAATGAAAGATAGTTATGAACGGAAATATAGTAGGAGAAGAATTTGAAAAATATGTATTTGATCAAATTGCCCAAAGGCAAAAAGACCAATACTCAGGTTATGACTCTCTTCGTACCCCTAAACAACTTCAATATTTAAATAATAAAAATGCTTGGGTTAAATTAGCCTCAGGTGTCTCAATAATCCAAGAATTAGATGAAAATAATAAAACTATACTTTATGACGGTATAGAAAGACTAAGAGATATTGTTGGTGCTGATCTTGCTGACGATTTTAAAGGAATAGAATTAGCTAAAAAAACCGTATTATTTAATGGTTTAAGTGAAACTGAACCTGCTACTTATAAAAACGAAAAAAAAGTTGAAAAAACAGCTGAATATAATTTTAGATCAGGGTATAATAATACTCAAAATATATGGAATCTTTCTTCGGTATATGGGTTAGGTGGAACTGATTTTGGTCAACAACCAATGCCTGGGATTCAATCTGTAAATGTTAAGTCTTTAAATAGAGGTTCCATTAGAGAAGCAAATGTAACACTAAAAGCCTATAATAAATTTCAATTTGCTATAATTGAATTACTTTATTTAAGATTAGGATTTACTATGATGCTTGAATGGGGGAATGATAAGTTTATTAATAATGAAGGAGAACTCAAACAAATGGGTAATACTATTATTGAAGATTTATGGTTCCAAAACAATAGTTATACCCAACTTCAAATGATAAATGCTATAGAAAGATATAGGGGGGAATATTCTGGGAATTATGATGGATTCTTTGGTAAAGTAGTTAACTTTACATGGACATTTGAAGCTGATGGGAGTTATAATATCGATTTAAAATTAATAACTGTGGGAGATGTAGTTGAATCTTTACAAGCTAATATTCCTACAAAGTCTTATGAAGTTACTACTTTAAATGCCGAACTAGAAAAAAATGAAATTTATAAAAATATTGGAGATTCTCCGATATCTAATGCTGCTAAAAGTAGCAAAATAGGTAAATATTTATTTGATAGTATAGGTAGGGAAAACTTATGGAATGGTTCAAATCTTGAATACTTTTCACTAAAAAATTATTTAATTGACAATACTAGAAATAGTGTAACAAATTTTAAATTTGATAAGAAAATAAATGATAAATATAACTATTTTATAACCTTTGGTGAATTTTTAAATTGGTTTAAATTAAATATTATTCCTAATGTTAAAACTGGAATATATTTTGATAAACAATTGGGAATAGAAACTGATGAGTTTTCAAACATAGTTTGTTATTACCCTAATCAAATCTCATTAGACCCTAGGGTTTGTATTTTTAAATACATTTTTGGAAGCTTAGGAGAAACTGAGGTTCGGTATAGTATAGATGGAGTTAAAACCCCAATGTATTTAGAAAATTTAAAAGATTATGTAACTCCAAAAAATGATACTGTTTTATATGGTCGATTAATGAATTTATATCTAAATTATGATTTTATTTCTAAGTGTTTAAATTCTAATACTAAAGATGGTAAATTATCTATATTTAAATTTTTCCAAAAAATATGTGATGGTATAAATTCTGCTTTAGGTGGAGTTAATAATATAGAACCTATTATAAAAAATGATAAAATTATTACCTTTATAGACCAAAACCCAATCCCAGGTTATTTAGAAACTTTAGAAGGAATAAAAGATACTGTAGATTTAGAAATTTATGGGTATAACCAATCTTCTAAATCCTCTAACTTTGTCCAAGATATTTCTTTTAAAACTGAAATTACTCCCCAATTAGCATCTATGGTTAGTATAGGAACTACTGCAGGAGGAAGTTCTACAAAAAATGAAGATGGGACTGCTTTTTCTTATTGGAATCAAGGATTACTTGACAGATTTCAACCCAAAATAGAGGACCCAACGGATAAAGAAATAATACCTTTAACCCCAGAAGAAGAAAGAATAGAACAATTGATAGCAACTTACGCCTTTAAATCAACGTGGTATTTATTTGCTTCTAAAGATAATAGTGAAGAAGATAAATTTAAATCCTTTACAAAACTTAAGAACATAGATGGTGATAAATTTGAAAACCCCAGAAGAAGACATAGCATAACCTCAGATTTAGTAAAAGGAAACTATTCAGTAAAAGAATTTATAAACTTAGCTTTGGAGCAATATGCTATAACTAATTCTAAAAACGCTCTTACCCAAGATGAATTAGCTCAAGAAGAAAGCAGTAATTATGCTATATACTTAATAAATGCTTTTGGAGGTTCATCATCTGCAAAAGTTAGATATTTAGGAAAACGTGATGCTAATGGTAATAGAAAAGTTAAAGAAAAACCATTAGCTAGTATTTCATTTCAAAATTCTAAGTACACTTTATTTGATGACAATTTTATATCTAAAGGGAAAAAAACTTATAAAGTTTACATGAATTCCATTTCATCAGCAATTTCTAAAGATGAAGATAAAAATAGAACCCCTTCTAGTCAAATAGGATTCATCCCCGTAGGATTTGGAATCAAACTTCAAGGATTATCTGGTATAAAAATCTATAATAAACTAAATATTAATAATACTTTTTTACCTTCACAATACCCAAAGGCATTAAAGTTTTTAATTCAAAAAGTTAATCATAGTATCCAAGATAATAATTGGGTTACTAATTTAGACACATTATCAATTCCTAAAGTAAAACAGACTGATAAAGGAGATTTAACTAATTTTTTAAATGCAATACAACAAGTTCAAACTGGATTGTTACCCCTAGAAGATAGGGGCCCCCAAAACCAAAATATTACTGAAGAATTTAAAGTAACAGGCATAGCTAGTTCAATTGAGGGTATAATTTCTCAACTTAATGAAAATGCGAAATCTTCATTTAAAGCCTTCTTTAATGACTTGTCCACTAATTATAAAGGATATACAGCATTAATAAATTCTATAGGAAGAAGTATAGAAAAATCAATAGAATTAAAACAAGAAAACCCTAAAAATGCCGACC